TAGCAAGCTGGTTGGGCAGCAGGATGTGAAAAGCATCGCGCCGTTCCGGAACTACTTTACCGACCAGAAAAATAACCCGGCCGGTCACCGGGCCATCAACAACATCAGCGTCGACTCTCACATGAACGAGCTGTTGCTTGTAATGGACAAGTTCCTGCAGTTCTCTGACATGGAGACGTTCGTCGGCGGGTACGGGGACGCCGACAACACCCCGGGAGAAGCGCTTCGCACAACGGCAGGGGCGTCCATGGTAATGGGCAACGCGGCCTTGCCGTTCCGCGATATCGTCCGGAGCTTTGACCGGTTCACCGTCAGTACGCTTAATGCGTTGGTAGAGTGGAACCGGCTGTTCAACGAAGAGCTTGAGTACATCGGCGACCTGCGCCCGGTAGCGAAAGGGGCTACCAGTATGATCGCTAAAGAGCTCCGCGCCTTCGCGCTGGACAACCTGACCCAGACAATGACTGACGAAGAGCGGCTGTACGTGGACGACGAGAAGCTGCTTGAGCAGCGTATGATGGCCCGCGACATACCGTTCAAGGATATCCGTGCCAGCGACGAAGAGATTGACCGCAAGAAGAATCAGCAGGCTCAGGAAGCTCAGGAAGCCAGAGATCAGGCCAAGCAGCTGTTCGAGGCGGAGCTTCGTGAGATGACCACTGATGCTATGAAGAACGCGTCGCAGGCCAAGAAGAACCTTGAGGGCTCTGACGCCACGTCGGTAGAGACGATGCTGAAGGTGGCAGAGCAAGCCCAAGAAACAGTGGAGAGGCCAACCGATGAGTAGGCGAGAGCGCATTGCTGATCTACAACGCGAGATACATGAGCTAAAAGACGCGGGTAGTACAAAAACTATCTTGGAGTATGCTAACCTTCAGGTAGAGGACCTAAAAGACCAGTTAGTAGGGTGCGAACCAGAGTACCTGAAGCTGATACAGGGCCGCGTTACCGCGTACCAAGACCTTATCCGAGTTATTGAGGATGAGCCCCACAAAATATAACGGAGCCGATGATGGACCCGAACGAGACTAACGACGACGACTTTGATTCCGCATTCGAGGAGGCTACTTCTGATGCGCCTGTTGAGCCTACTGACGTAGAGGACGAAGCAGATGATGCCGTTGCGGAGGAGTCAGGTAGCGAGTCAGATGCAGCTGATGAAAAAACTGGCGAGGCTGAAAGCGACGAGGACGTCACCGGCGAAGATAAGGAGGATGCTGGGTCTGACGGTGAACAAGAGGGCGACGGAGAAGACGCTGCCGCCGATCTTGAGGATGGTGGTGATCCTGAGAAAGCCGATGCTAAAGCCACTTCTGCTAAGGGCGAAGAGGGCAAGCCTGCCTACGATGAGGCCACGCTAAAGCGGGCGATGGACCTGCTCAACGAAGAAAATAAGGGCAAAGCCGAAGAACCCGCCGCGGCACAAGAAGACGAGCCCGCTGACCCTGAGCCACAGAGAACGTGGAAGGACTACGTACCCGAGGACAAGCGTGAGGTCATCGAGACGTACGAGCGAGAGTGGGCAGAAGTATCTGAAGCAGAGTCAATTAAGCGTACCGCAGAGTTGCAACTACTTCAGGACACGTTATACTCCGATCTAAGGAGTGCGCTGGCACCAGTGTTTGAAACTACCCAGACACTGAAGGTAAACGCACACCTCGATGCCGTTAGGCAGCAGCATTCGGACCTCGATGAAGTCCGGCAGCCGCTGCAAGAATGGATCGAAACGCAACCAGAATTTGTGCGCCCTGCGTACCTTGAGGTTGCACAGAAAGGTTCTGCAAAGCAGGTGATCGAATTGATTAACCAGTTCAAGCAGAGCACAGGCAGGACGGGCGCAGCGCCAGAAGTACCAGCCCCGTCAGCGAGACAACCGCAGCAACGCCCAGCGAAGCCACAGCCCAGTGCTGCAGCCAAGCGAGCATTAGCAGCGGCACCAAGCCCGAACAAGGCAGAAGTCCCGGGTAGTGCTAACCCCGACGACTTCGACGCAGCATTTGATGAGGCGGCCGGAATAGGGTAACGACTCTTTCTGACGTGAGGATTTAACCAATGCCTTTGACTTCCTATAGTGATATCACCCCGCGCCAAACGGCGTTCTCTGTGGCTAACCTGCTCAAGCGGGCAATGCCGCACATGATGATCGAGCGGTTCGGTCAGGCGTACCCGATCCCGAAGAACAACACCAAAGTCGCTAAGTGGCGCCGCTACTTTATGACAGGTGGTAGCGGTTCTTACTCTGGTAACGCTGGTGATTTCAACGTACCTCTGGCGGATACCCCGCTGACTGAGGGCGTAACCCCTGCTGGCTCTACTCTGGAAAACAAAGACTACACCGTAACGCTTCAGCAGTACGGCGATTTTCTTGAGTTTTCCGATGTGATCCAAGACACCCACGAGGACTTCCCTCCGCTCCTTCGCGAGATGACGGACATCCTCGGCGAGCAAGCTGCGCACACCATTGAGACCCTGCGTTTCAACGTGCTCAAGGCTGGCACCAACGTGTTCTACGCCAACGGCGCTAACCGTGCGGCTGTAAACACTGAGGTAACCCTGCCCCTGCAGCGCCGCATTACTCGTTCGCTGAAGCGCCAGAACGCCAAGCCGATGACTGCGATGATTTCTTCCACTGTGAAGTACAACACGCAGCCCATCGAAGCCGCGTTCATCGCCCTGTGTCACCCCGATGTCGAGAATGATATCCGTGACATGGCCGGTTTCATCTCGGTGAAGCAGTACGGCAGCAACGTAGAAGCGATGGAAGGTGAGATCGGCTCTGTGGAAGATGTGCGTTACATCCGCTCCACGGTGTTCGAGTCTTTCCCTGACGCCGGCGGTACGACTGCAGGTTACCTGTCTACGACTGGTACCTCCGCGGACGTCTACCCCATCATCTATCTGGCCCGTGACGCGTATGGCATTGTGCCCCTGCGTGGCAAGGATACCGTTGAAGTGATGGTTGTGCAGCCCAAGGCTACCAACACTGACCCGCTGGCACAGCGCGGTACAGCTGGTTGGAAGTGCTGGAACGCTACTGTAATTTTGCAGGATGCGTTCATGGTTCGCGCTGAAGTAGCGGCATCCGAGTAACAGGCACCCCCTCTCCGGAGGGGGTTCTTTTATGGGAACCGTCGCACAGGTAGAACACGTTATGGACATGAGCATCAATATCCGCATGGCGGAAAACGGTGTAATTCTCAGGTACGACGACCCGAAGATTGAGTCGGCGAACCGGGAAGAGGACTCCAAGTACGAAGATCCTACTGTGGAGCTGGTATTCAAAGACGCTAAGGAGGCGATGCCTGAAGTGCAGCGCGTTCTTAAAATGCTGATGGGGCCGGACAGAGCCGACGAGGACGAGTTCGACTCCGCTTTTGACGAGGCGATGGAAGATGAATGATGACCTGAAGATTGGCGGTGAGCCGGAGCCAGAAGCGGTAGAGCCCGCCACCAGCCCCAAGCAAGCCCCTAAAGCGGCGAAGAAAAAAGCCGCCGTGAAGAAGACCAAAATCATTTTGCAGAAGAACGACGACATCCCCCCTTCCGGGCTGTTCATCGGCCACAACGGTACCGGGTATCAGCTGAAGCCCAGCAAAGCTGTTGAAGTCCCAGACTTTCTACTGGACGTACTGGACAACGCGGTGGTAAAGAAGCCTGTAATGGGCGAGAATGGCCGTATCAGCCGCTACGAGGATAGCCCTCGGTTTCCGTATACGGTGGTACGCGACAAGTCTTAATGCTGCGGTGCGCCGCAGGACGGAGTAAAGAGTGAACCTAAACCAACTCCTTGCAGAACTGCGGCGTAACATTCTACGAGACGTGTCCGACGCAGTAAGCGTCGATGAGGTTGATCTACTGTGGTCGGACGATGCGCTGGTAGCCTACATTAACGAGGGCTACTTTCGTTTTGCGCAGATGACAGAGTACCTGCAAGACGCCACCACTGAAGCGGTTACCCGTATTCCGTTGGTGGACGGTCAGCGCGACTACGCTTTGCACCCCTCGATTATCCGAGTGCTGTCTGTTGAACTGCGCAACACGGTTATCCCGGTTGTATCGACGGACACCTACTTCGGCAACAACGCCGATATAACCTCGTACGAAGTGATGGCCCCCCGGAACGACAGGTCCGGTATAGTGGCCGCTGTGCCTGATTACGAAGTGGGCACCCTAAAGCTGGTTGGGGTTCCGGACGCCAAGAACGTGGGCGAGCCCTTGCGGTTGCGTGTGTCCCGGTATCCGTTGGCTAAGGCTACCCTCGACGCGCCAAACGAAGAGCTGGAGTTTCCAGAGCGGTTTCATTTAGACATCATCGAGTGGGCTGCGTTCAGGGCGCTGCGTAACCACGACGCTGATGCAGAGAACATGGCTAAAGCAAGCGCACACAAGACACGGTTTATGCAAGCTGTTGAAGAAGTGCAGACCGAGTACCGGGCTCGCAAGTTCAGCCGCATGACGTTTTCACCATCGTGGAGGTGGTACTGATGGAGATAATCGACGAGCGCCTTAACCAGGCCTTTGCCCCGACTACGAAACCCCGGGGAACTGCTACCCTAGCACCTATTCCGTTTCCGGATGTGGGTGCGGGTATGGGCGTGAGTGGGTCCCGAGCCACCATGCCACGCCGTCGGACTTTGTCGCCGTCGGCCACTAACACCGACAACAGCGCCACAGCGCGGGTGCGTAGGGCGTTGGCTATTCGTGAAGGCGCTGGTGGAGTGCAGGGTTCCCGGGCGACCGCTGAGCAGGGCGCTAACGGGCAGCTGGCTGAGAGCCTGCGCATGAGCCTTATTGAGCAAGAACGCCTGCGTAAGAACGCCCAGATCCCCGGGCGCATGAACGCTGTGGAGTTCCGGGCAATGCAGGCGCAACGTGCAGGCAACCAAGCGGCTATAGACAGCGCCACAGCTGCAATCGACGCAATACGGGAAGGCCAAGTCAATCGTGCTGGCCAGCTTACAGAGGCGGAGACCGAGATCCAAGATCGTGCCATGGCTGAGCAGGGTGCGTTTGACCGCGGGCTGATTAACCTCGACGTAGCGGAGACGCAGGGCCGGTTCGGGCTGGCTGAGCAGGGGATGCGTAACCGCGGCGCTGTTGACGCTGCTACCGCACTTGATGCGCGTGAGCAGTACGGGCTGAGCCTGCTTCAGAGAGCTGAAGAGGACGTGACTAAGCGAGGAAACCCCATTGAGGAGACCCAATTCCTGACGGGCGGCGTCAACGCTACCTTTGGCTTGGGCGGTTTGGCAGACCCGACTGCAGCTGGTCCTACTGGCACGGTGACCCTTAAGGGTCCGACCGGTATGCCTATGGAAGTCGAGTTGCCCGGGGCAGACGCTACGCGAGTCAACCTTGCTAAGGCGGTAGCCCAGAACCCTGACGCTTATGGGCTATCCAGCGACATGACATCGGAAGACGTCGCAGACTTTGTTAGCAACAGGGC